ACTTACGACATGACAGGTGAGGAAGGATGGATGCCGCTTGTTTACGCTGACAACGACGCTGGCGCAATGAATAAAGCTAAAAATGAGGAGCAAACATTTGGAGCAGAAATGACACAAATCGAACAAGCAATCCGCGACTTCGACAAGCACGCCCGCGCTGTTGAAAGCATCATTGATGGATTCAAAGTCGTCGCAGACCCAGCCCCAGAATCCATGCTGTGCAACACGGTATTTGGCCTGCTGACCGCATACCGAAAAACGATAGAAGACCAGCACGGCATTGATGATGACTGGCTGGAATGGTGGCGGCTTGAGTGCAGGCTGGGCGAAACGCCGCTGGAAGCAGGACTGGCAGACGAAGAAATGCGCACCATCGCCACGCTTGATGACCTGATTGCGCTTGTCATAGACCACGTGGCAATGAGGAAGGATAAGCAATGACCACCCAAAGCAACAGGAGAACAAGCATGAGCAATAAACCAGAGATATTGCTTTAATGGCTTGTGCCGATATTTCATGAAACAAGCAAAATATTACGCGCAAGGGGCAACACATGACCAAGCAAATAGAAGCCACGCTCACATCCAATCGCGGCAAGGTGTACCGGCAGATCGCGGCTGTGTTTGACAGCCTCCCGGATCGGTTCACGGCAACGGAGTTATACAAGGCGGCAAAACTGGAATCCACCCACGTCATGCAGCGCCGGGCGCTAATTGCGTCAGTGCTGGTCGATGCTTTCAAGTGCGTCAGTGTGCGAAGCGATGGCGGGCGCGGCAGGTATTGGAAGAAGCCGGGGGCAACACATGACAAAAGATGATGCTCTGCGCATTGCGCTGCAACATATTATTACAATATAAATGCAAACAATGCACGCATTGCGTGCAAATTGCTATACAATAAGCATCAAGGCAAAGCAATAACGCAAGCCACCGCGCCTCGGGTCACAGGGGCAAAGGAAATGAAATGACAAACGCTCAATACTACGTCAGCTACTCAAACGCGCGCCCAATTGCAACTGGTGCGACAACACTGGCAGGCGCAAAACGTGCCGCTACAGCTAATTGTTGTTTTCATGGGCAAACGCTCTGGGTAGAGCAGAAAAGCCCATACAACGGAAAACTTTTCGCCGTCGCGGTCAAACGCGACGACCCCATCAACATGAGCGGGCGTGGCAAGTGGGAAGATGTTGCACTGACAGCTGAATGGTTTGCTAGCAATGAGTAACCACCCCAACCGTGGTGGCGTAAAAACCCCCTTTTCCAACCCCGCGCCAGAGGCGGTGCTGGCTGCACGAATCGCCGCAGGTCTGACGCAAACCGAGGCAGGGCGGCTAGTGCGCTCTACCCGCCGCAGCTGGCAGGAATGGGAGTCTGGCGGAAGAAAAATGCCGCCGAGCGTGTTTGAGCTTTTTGCGCTCAAAACCCAAGCGGGCTTTACAGTCGCAGACGTGCTGCGTGAAGTTAGCCTGCTTGCAGCAGACATGCTGCAAACCCGCGCGGCAAAAGACAAGCAAGTCTGGGAAGGGCTGACCACTATCTGCCAGCAGCATGAAAGGTTTACCCAGGCTGCTAGCGGCGACGTTTGCCGCCTGTTTGATACGCCCGACGCTATCCGCCGCGATGCCGCTCTATGGGCGCGTGACGGCTACATGATGATGAGTGCAGGCCTGCCTGACACTATGACGCAAGAGCAAAACGAAGGCGAAAGCGACAGCGTATGGGGCACGGCACACATCATTAAAAAGATGTTTGGCACGCAAGCCGCGTGGGCGGCAAAAGTGGTGGCCGAGTATGGCAACCCGCCGCAATAACCTCTCTGGCGAGGCCAGCACATTAACTATTTAAAAATCAAAGCGTTATAAATCTTTGTCGGGATTTTGTCGGGATTATGGCGCAGCATCAACCAGCGGGACGACCGGCCATGAAGCGCCCGCACGAATGTCAGGCCCGCCAATACGGCGACCCGGTCATTCCCTACGGTGCATACTTCGCACTTAACCAATAGAATCGACGACCATGCCAAGAGCCTATTACAACGAATTCGACCCGAACGCCGCCGCGTGGCTGCGAGAACTTATCAAGGCCGGACATATTACCCACGGCGGTGGGCGCACCGGTTTTAAACCAGAACTGGACGGAGGATGCCGCCATGGCATTGACTGAAATAAAACGCTTCAAGGGTGCAAAAAACAAACACCCAACAACACTCTGCAAGGGCGACTGCGGTGGGGAGCGCCTTGTACGGACAACTCGCTTCAAGCTTGGGTTGGTGACTATGTGTGCCGCTTGCGCCAGAACCGATGGCGCAAAACGCGGTGCAGAAACGCGCCGCAAGCTATCTGATGACGAGAGAGTCGCGAGCGACCGCTACTCGATTTACAAGCAAAACGCAAAAAAACGAGGCATTGCTTTTGACATCACCTTGCCGCTTTTTTCTTCGCTACTGGACAAGGCTTGCACTTACTGCGGAACCCGTGAACACGTCGGCGTTGACAGGGTTGATAGCTCACTGGGTTACTCCGCCGCGAACTGCGCGCCGTGCTGCTCAGACTGCAACTATGCAAAGCGAGAGATGAGCCAAGAGTCTTTCTTAAATCTGGTTGCGAGGATTTATGCCCATCAAAGCCGATAAAAGCCTGCGGGCTTACTACAACGAAATTGACCCATTTGCGGCGCAATGGATGCGAAATTTGATGGCCGAAGGGTGGATTACCAAGGGTGATGTAGATGAACGGAGTATTGAAGATGTCAAGCCAAGCGACCTTACCGGGTATGACCGACTGCACTTCTTTGCAGGAGTTGCAGTATGGGACTACGCACTCAATCAGGCCGGGTGGGGGCGAGGCGAGATATGGACTGGCTCTTGCCCCTGCCAACCTTTCAGCACGGCAGGCAAAGGAAATGGGTTTGCTGACGAGCGGCACTTATGGCCAGCGTTTCACCATCTCATCCGGCAGTGCCGCCCTGCAATCGTGCTTGGCGAGCAGGTTGCAAGCAAGGACGGCCTTGGTTGGTGGGACCTTGTACAAGCTGACCTGGAAGGAACGGGTTACGCCAGCGGGGCGGTCGATACCTGCGCTGCGGGCTTCGGCGCACCGCACATCAGACAGCGACTTTACTGGGTGGGCCACTCCAACAACGAGGGATCACAAGGACGGGTCGGAATGCAGCAACGTACCTATCAACGCCCTGCTCGGTCGGCAGGCGTGGCTTGCGGGGTGGGCCAGCCAAACAGCAACGGATGCGAACCGGGGAGCACTTCCTCCTCGACCGTGGGACACGGGGATACCACTGGGGCAAATGGCGGCATTGGCTGGCCCGTCCCGACTAACGGCCACTGGGCAGATGCTGACTGGCTCTTCTGCCGGGATGGAAAGTGGCGGCCAGTTGAACCCGGCACATTCCCGCTGGTTGATGGGGCTGCCGCCAGAGTGGTGCGACTGCGCGGTTATGGCAATGCAATCGTCGCCCCACAAGCGCAAGCCTTCATCGAGGCGGTGATACAAACTGACTAAATGAAACTCCAGGCCAAGCGCGCACTAAACCGGCTTGCTTGGCTTGACAGTCCTTGTAAGCCACCGCCGCATCCACAATCCACGCAGCAACGGTAACGGCTTGCCCGTCAGCGATAGGTTGCAAGGCTGGGCATGGCGCGGCAAGGTCAGCGGGCGGCGCTGGCGGCTGATACGCCACCAATGGCTTGGTTGACGACGCGCAACCCTGCATCATCAAAACAAGGCCCAGACACAGTGCGAGCGACAGTTTCACGCACGATTCGGATTCGTTCTTTCTCATTTGTTTTCTCCGTTTGATAGGCCAGACTTGCCTGATTTGCTGCGGCCATTGCGTTTGCAAGACTCTGCTCGACGTTGATCTGATGCTGAGCCGATGCCGCGTCCCATTTCGCTTGCACAGACGCAGCCCCGGCGTTGTAGCGGCTGCGCCCGTAGGCATGCGCCATCAACCCGGCGAAGGCCAGAACAGCAGCGCCAGCCAGCCAGCGCCAGTGCTTGAGTGCAAAGAGGATGGCGGCGCTCATACTTTGCTCTCAAACAGCGCACGTTCAGCAGCGCGGCGGGCTACCAAGCCTGCCAGCACTTTGCCGCCGCCGCGTGTCCAGCGGTTGAACTGCGCAGCGGCTTGGGGTGCGTAGCCTTGGTTAAACAGGCGCAACATAGTTGAGTTGCGAAATGCACCACAGCCCACGTTGTAAGTAAAGCTGACGAAGGCATCAAATTGATTTTGATTGATGGGCATTTTTACTGCGCCGTTTACGCACGCTTCATACTTTGCCAGCGTTGCTTGCAGCAGCTCTTGCGCTTGCGCTTCGGTAACTGGCGCGTCGGTGAGTTTTACGGGTTTGCCATCGGCGTAATATGTGCTGCCATAGCCAATAGTTGCTACGCCCGCTGGGCAGGCGTATGGCTTGGCGCGGAAGCCTTCAAACTTCTTGATGATGGCCAGCCCAGCGGGGCTTGTTTTTAGCGTCATTTAACGTCCTCATTTTGATTAGCTTCGGCATCGATGGGCTTGAAGCCGCCTTTTTCGAGCGCGCCCGATACGATGGATGCGATGGCCTTGGGCGTGAGTGCTGTGAGTGCATCGAGCGCGTAGCCACCTACTGCGCCGCAGATTACGCCTACAAAGCCAGCCAGCCATATGCCTACCGAAGCTGCGAAGTGCTCAACTACGGCGGCTGCCAAGAGCTGGCCGCAGATGATGGCTAGCAGGGTTTGCAGCGGGGTTTCTTTCTTTGCAGTGGCTACTACAGAGCGCAAGCAGCCTATTCCCGCGCCTAGCATGGCAGCGGCAATGTTAGGGGTTATCAGGGTGTTTGTCCACATGCCGCACCGCCTTGTTTTTTGTTGTTGGCGGCATCTTCTTGTCGCACTGTGTACATGACGTGTTCGCCGCTTAAAAAGCACATTACTGATATTGCCGTGTAGACAAACATCGATGTGTTGACTGGCGGATACGCGGCTACAAAGCCCATCGCAAGCAGCGCCCACGTGAGCGCACCCAGCAGCAGCGCGTAGCCGCCGAGCACTTTGCAGCGGCGTGCATCACACAGCATGCCTAGCACGGCAAAGGCGGCGCATGCCAGAAATGCGCCTGCCCATAGTTTGCGCCCGAATACTGCCTCGAAAATGGCAAAACCTTTGTAATGTTCGGCTTGCACCATGCGCCCGTCAATGAGCAGCACTGCGCCCCAGATGGCGAATATGGTGGCGTTTAGCACCTCTATAGCGCGTGTGCCTTTATCAAACAACCAGCGGCGCATGCGCTCTGGCAGAAATGACAGGCCTAACACCAAGCGGAATGTGCGTTCAATTTTGGCGAGCATGTAAGATGCGACCGTCGGGGCTTTCATTGTGGCCACACCAGCTCAGGCAACGCGGCAATCACCTCTTCGAGCGTCGGCATGGGGCGGGTGCCTGCTTCTACTTCGGCCAGCAGTTCGTATGCAGCGGCCCAGGTAGCGTCACGCGCCTCCACCGCGTACTGTCCTTCGGCTGCGAACTTCGAAACCTTGCTGGTGGCGTAGGAGGAGGCTGACAGGATGTTGTCGTAGTTTCGCGTCCGTGCGAAGATGTCGAGATGCTGTTGCACACCCGCTGTGTATTGGGCGATGATCTGCTCGGGGGTGGGCGGCGGCGGTGACTGGAGTACCGGGAAGCCGTCGGCGTCCGCGACGATGCGCTTGCCGGAGGACTGGCCTTCAATTAGGGCTTGGTGGGCTTCGGCGGAGATTTCGACGGCATCGGCGGGGATGCTGTCGCCGTGAATTGCGGAATCGTAGAAGCCGCCGGTCTGTTTTGAATAGAACATTTGTTTTTCTCCTTAGTGACCGATGGCAATCCACTGGCAATAGCCAGAAGCAAATGTGCTTGTTGTTGCATTGACAAGTTGAACAGCTGCCGTAGTTGCGCCGATTGCACTGTATTCGACAATGTCAGCACCTGTTGAGTTCGTGCCCAGTGCTGTTGCAACAAACGACCTGCATGCAGTTGGAAAAGCAATTGGAAATGTAATGACCTGTCCTGTTGTTCCTGCGAAACCTGTAAGGCCCCACTGAATAATCAGCCCGCTCGGCAGCTTCTGGTAGCCGGAGGCGGCGATGGAATTTCCAAAAGCTGTCGATGCCTTATAAAGCGTCGCGCTGCCGCTGATCGCGAACCAAAGTGCTCCCGTCCAGAATAGGCTTAGAGTTTCGCCGCCATTGACTGAAATCGAAGAAACCAAGGAGTCAGCGATATAGATAGGATCGGTTCCGCTTCTCTGAACTGTGCCGGCCTCATTCGATGTTCCGTTACCAAACTGAAAGCAAACGCCGGGAGACAGCGTTGATCCCAATGGCAGCGTGGCAATAGCGCCAGCCTGAGCTAACAGACAAAATTTCCCTGCGTCTGCTGCTGTCAGGGCGGTCGTTCCGGCTCCCAGATTCTTGAAACCGGAAGCGTTCCCAAGCGCCCGCTGCACGAACGCCGTCGTCGCAAGCGAAGTGTCGTTGTCAAACTGCGGAGCCGTCACACCGAGCGCACCGGTGATGGCGGCTTGCAGATAGTCCGCGATGTTCTGCGGAGTCAGCGCGTCCGTGATGTTGTTCGCCTGATTGTCAGCGATGTACTCAGCAAGGCCAGCCGCGATCAGCGAGGCTTGGCGCAGAGCCTTGTTCACCAGCTTGCTTCGCGCAACTCCAGGTTGGTTGCCAATCGGTCGTTGCGAGTCTGCGGAATACTCAGCCTGTGTGAGCAGGTTGGTTCCTGTGTCGGTTTCTGCGAAGCGCAGAATTTCATTGGTCGCCATGCGGTTCTCCTTTAAGCGGGTATCAGTTCAGTTGCCCATTGACCGGCATCCCAACCGGCAAGAGCGTCGTTCGGCGTCACGTCCCAAGCCATGAGAGCGCCAGCAGATGGGGCGATGGCATAGTATTGCACGCGTACGCCTTCCGGTTTCAGCGGGATGTAGCCATTCAGCAGCAAGGCTTGCTCGATGGTGTCCAGCGGATGCCCTGCAATGCCGATAACCATGCTCATATCTTGGTTGTCTTGGATGAGCAGAGTGCTTTCTGCGCCGAATGCGCTTATCCAAATCGCGTAGGCTTGCGGAACAGTCCCATCCCAGTTGTTGGCGGCGATCTTCGCTTTCAAGAGTGTCCGGTACGCATCGTCCGGCAAGTCCACCAACCCAGAATCTGGGTCAAACTCGCCCTTCCAAGAGCCTGCGTCCCATCCTTCGCCAAGGTCAAGGCTGTCCCAAGTGAAGTAAACGCCCGTTAGCGGCGTATCAATGCGGCGAGAGCGTCCGATCCACTGGCCCACGGCATCGAGTTGCACTCCCACTGCTACATCGATGTCGAAGGCGGCGGGGAGGCTGAGTAGGACTTCCTGAATCTTCGCGAACGGCGAAACAGAGGTCGAGACTGTCGCCTCGAACTTCGGCTTATCCCGATGCTCGTTTGTAATTAGGTTCAGGTAGTCGTCGGTTGTCATAGAACGATTACCGTGACATTTGTTGCAGGGTCGCACTCCGCGACTTCATTGAATGCCAGCGTCAAGTTGCTTGTGCCGAAAGAGCCTGCGTTCTTCTTGATTCGCAGCAGGGAAATGTCGAATGTCGCTCCGGCTGCTGTTCCTGGAAGGTTTGCAGGTACATAGAGCTTCGTGATCAGCACATCGTCGCCGATCTCCAGCGATTGAATCGATTGCGCCACGGCAGCTTTAATCAGGTCGGCAAAACTGGTCGTGTAGCCGGTCAATGCGGTGATGGTCACTTCCACACCAATCGTGGCTGGAGTCGGACGGAAGAAACTGATGTCGTTTGGCAATCCGTATTGGTCGAATGTCGTCACGGAAGTCGTGCCGTAGGTTCCAGTTCCTGGAGTTTTCTTGTTGGCGATCGCTTCGCCAATTGCTTGTGCACCACCACCTTCTGCAACAATCGAGACGCTGTGCGCCGGAATGCCGTTGGCGTCTGTTACATTGCTGTCGTTTTCATAACCGCGGAAACGGGTCACGCCGGAAATTGAAGCCACGGCGCCAATCGTTCCGTCGAGAACAGAAAGAGAAGGCAGCGCAGTAGAGAAAGTCTGACGCCTACGAAGTTCAGCGTCGGACTCGACGGGTTCGCCTTCTGTCGCAGGAAGCAAATTCTCCACAGACTGCCAACCAAGCGTTGGCGTTGCGATTTTGTTTATCGATCCTGCGACAGCAGAGATGCGACCGATGGTCGCTGAAGTCGCACTGACCGTGGTCTCGCCGCCAACTGGGATTGTCACAGAAGCTGGCAAATTCCATTTCTGGCCGAGTGTGTCTTCTGCTTGTCCATTTGTGATGACGATTCCAACCTGACCAACCACGCGAAGATCGACCTGAGAATAAGTTGCAACACGACGACGAATGCCGTTGATCTTTACGTTGCGAGACAGCGCGTCTTTCTGCGCAGTCAGCGGCGAGAACGAGTTGTAGACCGCCGCAGCGACCTGCATCGAGTCAAACATCGCCAAAGCAAGAATGGCAACCCACTGTCCGTCTTGCGAGTCTGCCTCAAGATATGTGTCTGCACCGTAGATGGTTCTGTATTCACCTTGCAAATACGTCAATACCGTCGGGTAGTCTGGGTAGTGAAAACCGGACTGGTCGACGAAAATGAGATCGGATATTGCCATCAGATGACTCCTTGCAATTGCGTCGAGCCAAACGCTGTGTTGATGACGGCAGAAATTGTAGCCTTGCGATTGTCCGGATCGATCACGAGATCGAACGACTCGATGCTTGTAACATTCTGCGTTCCTAGGATTCTCTCGCGAATGGCTGGCCCAATCGTTGTCTTTTTGTTTGTTCCGAGAGCTGCTTGCTGACACGGCGTGCCTTCGGTCGTGTCGATAAACCACTCACCAACCCACAGACGAAGGCGAGTCCAGACAGCTTGAGCAACTGCCTCTGGGTTATCGCGGTAGAAATCGGCTTGTTGATTGCCGAAGTTCATGTCGCCGTTGGTGTCTAATTTGCGGTATCTCATGACTCGAAATTATGCCTTGTTTCGCACATTATGGAAAGTGAAATTAATTTGTTGGGCCACCAGTCGTCCCTCCTTGCGGATCGGAGTGCTTGTGGGTTCCGAATGTTATGCCGCCGATGCTCATGCCGCCTGTCTGCGTCACTTGGCCGGTCATATTGGTCGCAGCATTAACATTAAGGCTGGTGGCCTGAATATTCACGGTTGGTGCGTTGATGTCGATCGAGGTCGCGCCCAATAGTTTGATTTTCCCTCCAGGAGCAATCTCAATGTAAGTAGTTCCGGCTTCGTCTCGCAACTGAACATTAGACGAGCTAACATTGCTGAGTTTCTTCGGCTGGCTGGTCGGAGCGAGAACTGCGAATCCATCCGACAAGTCGTGCATCCTGACTTCTGCCTGCACCCCGACGCCGCCAGACTGCCACCAAGTGTCGATGCAGCGACTTGCGAACACAACCAACACCTCGTCGCCAGCAACGATCGGGAATGTTAGAGCGAATCCACCTGCTCGCGGCCAAACGATCGGCACATCAACAAGCAGAGGCAGATTAACAGACTGCGAGGATCCGTCAGGAGCCGAGATATTTCCTTGGACTGAAGGTTGTACTGATACTGTCTGCTTCGACAGGTCTACAGCCGTTACAACACTTGGAAGGGCTGTCCATATTTGAGATTGCGCATTCTCCAGCGCCAAACGCAGGGATTCTTCGGGATCGTCAAGTCGTTCTTCTCGTCTCATGCTTTTTTCACCTGTTTTCCTGGAGGAGCGGAAGCGTCTACATCCAAGCAGACCAAGTCACTGTACCAATCGTTGCCACGAGTGTCGCCGCTGTGCTCAACCGTCAGCAGACGGTAGATGCCGTCTTTGCTTATGTCAGCTGGCTTGTTGGCTGCATCGTTCTTGTCGCTGTCTGGCAGCTTTGCTTCGTTCACATCTTCTTCATTGATCTTGACGCGAACACCAATCTTGAGCATCGGATTCAAAAGGCACCTCGCCTTGACGCCATCGTTGGTTTGCTCTGGTGTTCCGACGAGACCTGTCTTGCTGGAAAGGAGCACGGCTTGATTCGGGAGGACAGAAGTCAGCGACACCAACTGCAGCTTGCCGTCTTGAACAGACCAAGTCGTGCCGCTAGCCTCAGCCGATTGGCGCAGGTAGTCGCGTGCGTTTCCGTACATTACTTTGCCGCGAGGCAGGGAAGCCGAGCCGGTGTCTGCGATGAAACCTTGCTTGACACCTTTGCTCGCCATCGAGCCAGCAGCTGCGTTGATTTGGTCGGACTGTTTTGCGCCAGCTGCTAGAGTCGTGTTGACGACGGCATAGTTGTAGGCGTCGTCGCCGTCTCCTGCCGCGATGTCGATGTACGTGTCCGTGCCATTCTCGCGACCCATCCGAACCTGCTTGATGTTTCCGTCGAAGATGACGCCGTAGTTGCTTTCGTATCCAGCCTGCAGCACGACGCGCTTGAACTCCTTGCGGATCTGCTTGGCCGTGTCCGGCGCGAGATTGTACACACGAATCTCAGCTGTGTTCGGAGTCTGGGCGTCACTCTTCTTGATTTTGAATTGGATGCGCAGATTGGAAAGGTCAAGACCGTCGCCAGACGCGCCCGACACGACGAGGTTGCAGCGGCGAATGTATTGCAGTTGATTGCTCATTGCTCAACCACGTAGTAAAGGTTGCATTCCTGGCCGAGATTGAACTCGGTCGGAGGAGCGAACTCGTTGCCGTCCGTGTAGACGATCAGACTCCCTTGAATGCCGAGGTACGCGTATTGAGCCAGCAGATCAACACCAGTCACCAGCGGCATCGAGTCGAAGATGTCCTGTTCCGTGTCGCCGTCCTGCATGCTGATGAGCCAATTCTCCATCTCTGTGTTGTAGCGACACAGGAAGATGTAGGACTTGCCAGCCAGATCAATGGCGAACTTCTGCGGGACGTTTGTCAAAGGGATCTTGAATGCGTTAACAGCCATGGTTAGCCTCCCTTGCCAGCGAGCGCGGCGAGCGCACTACGCTTCTTTGGCGTTTCCTGAGCGGATTTCTGAGCGGACTTTCGCCCAGCATTTTCGGTTGCACCTGTCTTTCCTGGATTCTTCTGCTTGGGTCGTGCTGGAACCGACACAACCTCAACAGCAGTGATGAAGATTTCTTGCAGCCGCAGCGAGATCGACAGAATGTTTTCCGTCTGAACGTCGTTGGTCTGGCCAAGCGACTTGATCAGCATGTTGCGGTAAGTGCGCTTGCCGGTGATGACATCGAATGGCTCGCGACTTGCCTGCAGATCCAGAAGGTTCTGGTAGGTTTCTGCCAGCGGCGCATCATCGTCGTTCCATTGAACTTTGATGTTAACCGTAGAAGGCTTGTTGTAGGCGTGATCGGTGATTGATGCGCCTTGCTGAACCGGATGCTGCGTAATTTCTAGTTCGTCGGAGGCAACTTCCTCAAGCGTGATGGTCGCAGAGAACGGACCAATCGCACGCTTCGGAAGGAAGTTGGCTGTGTCCGCGAAGTTCGTATCGAACAGACTCATCGTGCCGCTCCTCGCATATTTCGTGCCATGTCGGCATTGACGCGACCTTGTTCACCGGACACAGCGCGAGCCGTTGCTGCCGGATCGGACGAGGCTTGCACGACGATCTGTGTTTGTTGATTTACGTTCTGACCGTTGCCGGCGACAGCAGCTCGCGCTTGCGGACTTGGTGCGGAAGCCGGTGCGCCGCCGCCGAAACCAAACATGCCAGCTACTTTGCCGCCCCAGTCTGCGACCTTGCTGAACCCAGCCAACAACCAATCAAAGAACGAGCTGAACCATTGTTTGACCGTGTCCCAATTTTGAATCAAAAGCACACCAGCTGCGATCAGAGCCGCAACAGCAGCCACAACCAGCATAATTGGGTTGGCGTACAGAACCAAGTTGAACAACAACACTGCAGTCCGAGCAGCAGCCATGATCCCGTTGGCGACAGCTGTTGCCGCGCCCCAAGCACTGGTTGCGACCGTCATTGCTACGACAGCCGCTTTGCTCAAAGCGAGGTACGCCAAGAAACCCGCGAGACCTGCCGTGACGACTTGCATGATGTGTCCGAAATCACTTCCCCAGTCGATCAGCGAGACGCCACCTTCTTTGAATGTGAGGAAGTCGTCAATCAGCAGCGCAACCACAGCAGCCAGAGACAGCAGCATCCCAAGCGGTGTCGCCAAGAACGAAAGGTTCAGATACTTCCAAGCGGCAGCGGCAGCAAGGATGTAGCCAGCCCAACCGCCAGTCGCTTCATTGAGTTTCAGAAGCCAACCGATGATCGTCATTGCACCAGACGCGATGCGTGCGGCGATTATGATGAATGCTTCTGCGACGCGCATGATGATGTTGATGATCGGCATGATGGCTTCGATGGCCTTGGGCAAGTTGTCCATGACCTTGCGACGGAAGTTTATCATCGCGTCGGTTATGGCGCGGATCTGGGCGCGGAACTTGGGCATCAACTTCACAGACACAGATTCCAAAGCGGTCTTGAACAACAACTTCCACTTCTGGATTTCTTGCTGCATCGCACGCCAGACTTCCATGAAGGCTTTCGACTCTGCGATGGCCTGACCGAAGTCCAACCCAGCAGCCTTGTCGATCGCTTCCATCTCCTCGCGGAGTGCAGCCATGTCGGCGTTGAAAACTTTCAGCAGAGCGGGATCGAGACCCAGACGCTCCATCACGCGGATCTGCTTGCCCTTCTCCAGCCCTTTGAATCTCTCAGCCAGCTCAGCCATCACTTCTGTAGTGGGCTTCAGGTTGCCGGCAGCGTCTTTGACGCTTATTCCAAGATCAGCGAAAACTGCCTTGGCACGACCCATGTCCATCGAGGTATCAACGATGGCGCGGTCGAGATTCTTGAGACCCTCAACAGCGGTCTCTTCTTTGATTCCGAGAATGCCAGCGGCATCTGCGAATTCATCAATGGCGTCGGCAGTCGTGCGGAACTGCGTGGCCAACTTGTCCATCTGGTCAAAGTCTGCGGCAATCTTTTGCACGCCAGCGACGATAACGCCAGCAGCCGCCGTTGTAGCAGCTGCCAGCGCCGTTACACGCAGCGAAGCAGACGCAATGGCTTCGGAGAACTTCGCTAGACCGGCTTCGTCGACTTTGAAACCGAGACCAACGAGAAACTCCTTGATTGTTTCAGCACTCATTTGTTGGCCTCACGGTATCTCACTTCGTTCTCCTCTTGCACATCCAACGCATCATTAAGCAGCGCGATGTCTGCGAGGTCCAAAGTGGAGTCGATTAACGATTCATACTTACACAGTCCTCGCAGCACAGGTCGTAACAACCAGTCCTCCCCATCGGGCAAGCTGACCCAAGTTATTGGACGCTTACTTTCTGGACTGCTTCTTTCAAATCCGAGGGGAGAGCGGCGAAAAAACCAGACATGTTAAAGGACAGAGCCTCCCAAGCAAGTTTCAGCATGGTCGGCATCGTGATGTCGTCGTACATGATCGCAGTTCCAGTCACCACTGGTCCCCAACCCAATCCTTGATCTTGTTTCCGAGACAGAGATTTCAGCAAACCGAACAGCACGTAGTCTGCATCGGCATCTGAAAGACCTGCAATCGCATCGGCTAAAGCTGGCAGAGCTTCCATGCCGCCTTTACCGCCTTGAACCGCTGGCGCGACTTGCCCCAAAACAGGAGCCAGTCGGCGCACGATATGGAACTGAGACCGAGCATCGATCTTGTTGACCTTGTATGTACGACCTTCTGTTTCGAATTCCATGGATTAGATCTCCGGAGTGCCTACGCCCAGAATGGCAGTAGTTTTGATTGCGTCGAAAGTCCATTCCATCATGCCGCCTTCTTTGGCATACGTGATGGTCGGACGCTTTTTGAATGCTGCGTTCGTGAGAACGATAGCATCGCCTCGCACCACATCGCGAACCGTGATCACGTTCTTGCCGTGAGTAAGGCTGCTGATGGTTTGCAGGTTGTACATCAACTGCAGCTGCGCATTGACCGGCGAAGTCTTGAGCAAGCGAACAGTCACTGTGCTGGACTCGTTGGCCACAAGGCTGTGCATACCGGAACCATCGGCACCGATGGTCATCACGTTCTTGTCTTCAACAGACTCGATTGTGATGCCTTCTTCGGCTACCGCAGCACCCGAAGCTAGGTTGATGGAGCCGCCTACGCCGACAATTGCTGCTGCGACGTCTTGGAAAGAATAGGTTGCCATTTTCAAATCTCCTTATTAGCGGTTCACATCAACGATGCAATCGATTTCGTGGATCGCGCCAGCCAACTTCAGAGCAATCTGAATCGGAGGAGCGATGCGTTGCTCGCGGATGCTTTGGTCTTGCGCAGCCATCGGTTGCGTGTAGATGTAGAAGCCTTCGTTGAGGTAGTCGCCGCGTGCCAGCTGACCGAAGCCATCTGCATTCCACTGACCAGGAGCGATCAAGCCGTTGTTGATTGCCTCTTGGCAAACACCAGACGCCACGTTGACCAACTGGTTTTGACCAGCATCGGTCTGAGGGATCTTGGTCTTGCTTTGGTACAGCAGGTTGTACTCGGCAGTTTGCAGAGCATCGCTGAACCAGTCCAGACCGTGGATCTCGTCGAAGTAGGCTTGGCCAGACATCACGCCGTACTGAATGATCGCAGTGTCATTCATGTACTGCACGAACACGTTGCAACGCTTTGCCTTAAGAGTCTGTGCTTGTGTTTCGGTCAGAAGCGCGGCAACAACTCCAGGCTCTTGCTTGTACATCAGGGTGATGGTGCTGCGGTTGGCACTGAAGTTCACAGAGAACGCGCGACCAATCATGGAGCAAACAGCATACTTGTTGGCAGAGAACTGCACGCAGGTTCGCTTGTAGCTCAGAGCCTTCAGGCGGCTTGCCAAGTCGGTCGTGTAGGAAGCGTCCAACACGCGAGTGTCAATTTCCGTAACGCCGAAGATGCGGCTGATCGATGCACCTTCAATGAAGGCGGCAACATCAACAATCTGATCGTTGGTAGGCATCGTCGCAGCAGCGAACGACAAACCGTACCATTGGCCAGATTGATTTGCCATAGCAGCGGCACACTCGACAGGAGTTTCAGCTGCGAAACCATCAACAGGAGCCAGAGCCGAAGCAACAGTCAGCTTCAGAAGACCAGAAATGTCTGTTCCAGAAGCAGCGGCGACCGCATAACCAACTGTCGAAGTCACACCAGTGGTGCTGGAAGTAATCGTGAAACGCGAGCCGTCCCAAGCGATTGTGCCTCCAGTAAGAACTGCATTGATGGCAGAAGCAACACCATTGAGATTGGTAACTGCGCTGAAGTCCAATCCAGTCACAGACTTGTCAACACCATCAATTGCGACTTTGAACGAGCCGGTTGTGATGGCAGTCCAGTTGGCGAGTGCTTGTTCAGCTGTCGTCAGGATGCCGCCTTGCAGCAAGCCAGCAGTTGCAGTGCGCAACCAACGACCAATCATAAGCTGTTGAGGGCGAGGCGATTGACCGAAGTACAGCTGGGCTGCAAGATATTCCGGCGCAGAGGTGCCGAAGTCGGTTGCTACCGATTCCAGATCCACATACGAGCGGATGCGCTCGCTGCCGTTGATTACGTTGCTGTCGCCAGCAATCAAAAGTGTGCCGAAACCGCGACGAGCAGCGGCCAGCGGCGCGAGATTGACGGAAACTCGTACGAGCCGTCCAACATTCAAACCTTGAGCCATTTTCATCACTCCTTAAGTTAAACCGCCCAGTCACGGGGCATTGTGGTTACATCCCGATTCGCATGAATCGCGCCATTGGCTGAGACGAAATTCAGGATCCGGTATTCTCGCCGCACTTCACGACGGATGGTCAGTGTGGTGTCCGCACGGTCAAAGTAGCGGTCGTTCACCAATTCCGGTGCGTGAATGATGTCGGACAAATCAATGTACGCCATCCCAGCGAGAAGCAAACTCTCCGTATTTTGCGTCAGCTCGAAACCCTCGCGGACTTCTGCAGCCTTCTGCAAGCAGTCTGGACCATAGAACGCCAACATGATGTCGAGTTCTTCGTGCCGCAGCATCAGTGTGCCTTGGCCGTCGTCTTTTTCCACTTGATACGGATCGTTGTCAGCACGGCGTGCGGTGATCCCGAACGCCATCCAATTTACATCGATTCCTGGAATCGGAGGAGGGTTCTGCTGCCAAGCAGGACGAACCATCTCAGGTGCAAAGCCAGACACGCCGACGAGCACAGTTCCAATGAATCTGCGCAAGTCGAGTCCTTCAATTGGACCGACGACCTGCGTTAAATAACCGCCAGTGGCTGAGGTGTTAGGCATTGTTCACCTCCTCCATCTTGCATAGAGCGCGGGAAAACCCTGCCCCGAAATTGATAAAGTTCTCGTCCACAGTGACCACTTGGTAGCGGTGACCTTGCCATACGATGATATCGGCGTAGCCGCCTTTGCTTTCTGCCTGCAGATCGCCACGATAGTAGACGGTGATCAAGTCTTGCAGACGAGCACCCTCAGGCAACCGAACGAGGTCTTCTGTGTTGATGCCTTGCACGGACGCAACGATATTGCAGGGAGACTCGGTCATCTCGTGCTCGCCATGGGTGTTGATCGTGGACGTGCGACGGATCAGCGTCACCACATTGGTGAAGTCTGGGTCGCGAAGCAGATCGGACACATCAATCAGAGCCATTACGCTTTCTCCCTAACAACATACGTGATGCTGTTCAAAAGCTGGCCGGTGCGAATCAGAGGCTTTGTGCCTTTCGCACCAGAGCGTTTGCGTGCTGCAATTGTGCCTTCTTTCAAAGGTGCAAAACCTTCTCCCGACACAATTCTTTTCTTCACACTAGTTTGGGCAATCAGCCCTGCTGCATTCAATCCCTTGTCGATGTCGGAGGGGTTGTTGAATGCCGTCTTGGCGAACTTGCCAAGCACAGCGGCGCACTTGGGCGCGGCTTGCTCCACTCCTGGTTTCAGGAATGGGCGAGCAGGAATGTTGCGCGCAGGAGAACCATTCTCATGGATGTACCCAAGCGACGCGTTTGTGATCGGGTCGCCCTTGCGAGCAGCCTTCTCAGCGGGAATGCCAATCAGCACGCGTTTCTTCGCCATCTCTTGGACGGTTCGCAGCACGGCGGCTGTGTTGTCTTTTATGACAGTCACATTCATAGCTGATAGCATCCTTGACCAATAAGTCGTGCGAGACGAATGTATTGGCGGCCATAGGTCGTTTGATTCCAATGGCCAGCATTGGTTTCCATTGCAGCTGCGGTGTCGTAAGAAACATTCACAGATCCAACGGCTTTGCTTGCCACCACACCACCTGCCTGTCCTGGTAAAGCACCAGAGGTTGTTGCTGACCTGTTGTCAGCAGCTAATGCGGCATTGTGGGCAGTGAACAACTCGACTGCTTGGGTGTACAGATCGCCGAACTTGTCAGACGAGATCAGTTTCTCACCCATGCCAGACCAGAAGGTCAACATAGTGGGAGTGTAGCGAGTGGCGTCCGCGAACTCGGGAAAGTCAGTGCGGAATTTCGCTACGTCCATTATGCGTCTCCAGTTTCCTTAGCGCCAGCCTTGGTTTTGGCTTTCGCTTTCGTTGCAGGTGCTTCTTCGGAGTGTTCAGCGGCTGCAGGCGCGTCGTTTGCGACCTCGTCCTGAGCTTTCCCTTCCTCTGCGCGAAGAACCACGGCAGAGCCTTCCTTGACGAGAGCGTCAAAGAACCAATTGTCTTTCACGTCGGCTGCAGGCACTTCGTGTTGGCCTTTGCCATACGTGTGTGCGCCAATCGTTATGGGTTTGTTGAATTGTACTTGCATTTGTTAGCTCCTTTATCAAGAGGAGGTCAGCCGCGAGACCGACCTCCTTTGCGTCTTAAATGCCGTCTGCGTAGCGGACAGTTTCAGGGTACACGAACTCGGTCTCGCCGAATGCCCAGATGTACGGAGCATTGAACTTGATGCCGAGGTAGTACGGAGCTTCACGACGGATCGGCACCAACGGGAAGCGCACGCGGTTCTCGTCGTTCGTGTAAGTGACCATACGGTTTGCACCGCCAGTGCCACGACCAGTCAGCCACTTGACCGGCTGGATGTCCAGCTTGCGACCGTTCACACGGAGGCTGATGCTGTTGTCTTCCAGGAAGGTCAGGATCGACACGTTACCAGCGGTCGAAACCTTCTGGCTGGCGATGTAGGCGTACTGAACAGGCGGCAATAGCAGCTTGTCAGGGCAAACGCTGAAGCCAGAAGCAGCCCAAGCAGCTTCAACCAGCGCATTGACGTCGGCGAGGATCTCGTCCGGAGTCTTGGTTGCCCACAGAGTGGAACTGGCAGCGCCAGTTGCAACAGAACCCGAAGTCACCAACGAGCTGTTCAACAGACCTTCAGCGCCAACAGCCGTGTCACCCACGTACACCATTTCGTCCGTAGACATTTGGTACAGGATGTTCAGACCGTCAAACTTCTGCTGATCGATCGGCTGGCCAAGCAGCTGGCTGCGCTCAAGTTCGACAGAAGTGTAAGACACTTCTTGACCGAGCAAGCGGAGCGGGAGCACGACGCGCTCGCCATTGATCGAAACACCAGGAAGCGTGGTGCTGTTCGGAGTCAACCAAGGCTTGCCGGTAGCGTTTTGCGTACCAACAGAACCGATGTTGCTGCGAATGAACGAAGTGGATTCGTTGGCCATCGAGATGCCAGTGCGCAGCTTGATGTCACGACCCCAAGTCGTTGCATACAGAGGCTCGTACAACTTCTTGTCGAGGTTGTCGAGTTGATTGACGTAATACGCCAGAGTAGAGTCAAAAGTCTTCATTTGTTATGCTCCTTAAGCGATGCGGATTTCAGCCACGTTGCTGGCGTCTTTGCCATCAACAGCCCAAGTAACGCCAGCGATCGCAACGCACTTACCGGAGTCGGCAGCGGTTTCGAAATCACCAACAGCTTTGCCAGTGTCAGCAGTGATGCGAACGTAGACAGCTGCGCCGCGAACGGGAGTGCCTTGTGCGCAAACTACGTTGACATAGCCTTTCACAACGACGCCCTGAACGCTTTCGACGTTCGGAGTACCGGAAGCGAAAGTCTGAGCTGTGTCACCAGCGATCGACGGAGCGATTCGAGAGAGCACGCCAGCGAACACGGTGGCGGCGTCACTGGCTTCGATTTTCTCGAACTTGCCGGAAACGATCTTCACCGGAGCGCCAAAGGCGGTAGGCGCTTTGGCGCTGTTCAACAGGCCAGACTCAACGATGGTGTCTTGCTGACGGGTGATGTCACCGGCAACACCAGACGGAGCGCGATACAGAAATGCAGTCATGGTTTTCTCCTTATTTGGATTGGTTGCCGTAGCGAGCGGCGTTCATTGCGTTAATTTTTTCCGGCGTCATGTCGCCAGACTTCATGCTTGGGAGCGAATCCAAGCTGACACGTGCATTGAGTTGCGAGCGGCGAACGCTTTTCAGCATTTCCGATGCCGCAACAAACAGCATGTCCTTGTCTGCCGAGTCAAAGGTCTTGCCAGCGAGCAGCGAGTCGATGATGGTCTTGCCATCTTCAGTCCCGTACGCAGCGGCGAGCGCCTTGTCCTTAACGTCAGCAGTCTTGGCGATACCAGGAGCGAGGATCTCGGCACGAACCACGGTCTCTGCATCGGGTGCAGCGTCCTTGCTCAGCTCGACTTCGACGCCGTGTTCGCCCTCTTCGAGACCGGCCAGCTTGGCCAGTGCCTTCTCGATGGTGGCGAGACGAGCTTCAAGAGCCGACATCTCTTCCGGAGTGTGATCGCCTTCTGCGGCAACCGGCTGCTCGCCCTCGCCCTCAGCGGCTGCAGGCTGTTCGCCTTCACCACCTTCGGCCGGAGGCTGTTCGCCGTCAGCAGCAGGATTCATTGCAGCTTCGATCTTGTCGAGACGAGCCATGATGGCGGCAAGAACCTGCGCCATGTCCGGCTGTTGACCCTCGTCTGCTGCTGGGGCTTCCTCTGGCATGGCTTCATCAAGCGCCTTGCCGAAGATCCCCATGATTTTCTGTTTCATGGTCATGGGAGCTTTCTCCTTTTTTGGTGCGTGATCAAAAATGGCGCATTCTGAACCGCACCGTCCAGCCGCCACCAAAGCTACGTGGTTACCAATGATGTTCTCTTGACGGCCACGACCAGGAGCGATCTCAACGTACTCTGCCTCGTAGCCGCAGGAAACTTCGCGCAGCCGCTTTCCCTTCACTGCGGAGATGGCCTCGTAGTCGGTGATCAACAGGTCTGCCAAGAGCTTGTCGGCGTCCTCACCATCTCCAGGACGCACGTTCTGCACCACGCCGACGGCTAGCTCGCGCCAGTTTTCGGGAGTGACGAAGTCTTCTGGATGGTTAATTGTAACCGGCTTGCCTTCAAAAGAGGCGATTGTTGCCGGATCGTGAATGTCCTCAACTGTGCGACTGATCACGGTGTTGCCGTTTCCAGGAGTCACAGGAGTTTCGAACGGCGAGTACAGCAAGTCGCCGCTACGAGTGATCGGTACGCCTTCGCAGATCAAGAAGCCTTCAGGAGTTTCCTTCATCCGCTCAGACAGCGAGGCTACAGAGTAATATTTTGCCATGTTCAGTTTTCCTCGATCCAGTTGAAGCCAGCGCCGATGTTGGCTGTCTGGTTCGAGTTGTTCGTGATCTTGAACGTGTAGCTTGTGTTCTTCTTCAACAGCCATTCGCCATCAAGGTTGCTCGACGCAACAGTATGTTGATTGCCGAGGATCTTGCCGATGAGCAGCTGCGTGCCATCGTTGGCGATCGTCGGGTTGGCGAAGACCTGCATCAGACAAGGATTGCTCGACTGGCGGTTGCGCGCGATCGGGTTCTGCGGCGTGCCATTGGCAGTGACGGTTGGCTCTTCAAAGAACTCGATCGTCAGCGGTGCTGCGTCGGTCTTGACAAAGAAGCCCATCAGGTGCGACGTGATGTCGCCGGTCTTGCCGTGAAAATACACGTGGCCAGCCGCAGGGATCGATGCGATGCCAGCATAGGTGAAAGCGATGCCCGCATGAACGGTGCTGTTCAGCACATCAATCGTCTTGAGGCTCCCGAAGTTGTCCACCACATTGACAATTTCATTCTCCTCATTGACCATGCGCCCAGTGACGGGAGCCATGTTGTTCAATTTGGTAGTCGTTGTCTGCATATTCAACCTACGCTATGTGTTGTTGAGGATTATGCCTTCATTTTGCAAAAAAGGCAACAACTATTCTGTTTCTCCGATAATTGGCTCTGCAAAACACCGGCAGTTGTAGATCTCTCCTGGTCCATGGTTGCCCTCGCCCTCAACATAAGGAGGATCGTCGAACCGGAAGATCTTGCCGTTCATTTCGGCGTGCGACTCACGAACGTCGCCGTCCTCAGCAGTGCGCCAGATGTAATGCGTTGCGCCAACATATTGGGCGCGAGCCCGTGTCAGCGTTGCATTAGCCTTGGCAATCTCGGTACGAGCGATTAATGTTGCGCGACTCTCTGTCACTTCGCCGGTTCGTTCAAGTTCCATCGCAGCGACATCCGCACGCTTGCCGCCCATCATCGCCTCTTGCGCGATCTTCTGAGCTCGCAGCCCTGCTTCAAGCGGAAGACTCTTGATGAGCTCGACCTGCTCTCGCTGCAGCTGGCGTGCAACCGCGCCCACAGCCGACTCGGCCATCGTGCTGCGCAACTCTTTGCCTATGTTGGCTGAAAGTTGCGACCATGCGCGTTTGTTGTTGTCCTGAACGCCAGCCATGATCTTCGCGACCACAGCCTCGCCCCATGGACCAAGCGCATCGCTGTACGCCTCTAAAGCTGCCGCCAGCTTCTTGGGATCGGTGATCTTGTCGCCATTGACGTGAGTCTTGACGATGCCACCAACGATCTTGGCGACCTTGCGCAGTTCGATGGCCAGCCGCTGTTCGGCGGCTTTTGTTGCGCTGAACTTAGCCATTGACCCAAGCCTTCAAACGATCAATCATGGACATGTTGCTCTCCACGACTGGCGCTGGCTCAGCTTCGACCGGCATAGGCGGTGGCGCCAACTTTGCCTCTTCGATCTGCTCGCCGCTGATGTTTGTGAAGATGCCGGTTGCATCGCTCGACTGCTTGAGTTCTTGCAGCGCGGTGGCTTGGTCGATGACACCCTTCTCGAATGCTGTGGTGACCAGAGTGACGACCGTGTTGCTGATGTCGGCTTTCTCCTTCTGGCTTGTCTGCCAAAGCGGCACGAACTCGAAGTCGAATCCATCCGGAGCGCTGGTGCCGAACAACGACTTGTGCAGAACCTGAAGCATCTTCATCATTCCATCGCGCAGTCGGCTCTCTTGTTGCGCCGAGATGTTGTCGTAGTACATGCGCATGTCGCTCTCGCCAGTCGAGTTGAGACCGGCTGGGGACTGGCCAAACAAGCGAACCAACGGGATGCCAGTGGCGCCAGCAATCTGTTGACCGAATTGCAGGATCATGTCCGAAAGACCGGAGAAAGAATACTGCGTGGTCGTGAAGCTGTCTTCCTTGTCCAGCAGCGTGAGACCTTCGTTCGTCTGCAATATACGCATATGGTGGAACATTGTGAGCAGGTTCTCTTCAGCCTTGCCTCCAGCCGCCAACACTTCGCGCAGCTTGTCGATCTGCACCGTACGCAGGTGAGCTTTCTGGATCAGGTTGGCTGCGCCGCTCGTTGCCGTGTCGAATGCCACCAGTCGGTCTTGCAGACGCTCAATGACGGATTCGCCCCACATCATTTCGGTGATGGCTTGCCAGATGGGCAGCTGAATGCCGATGAAGCGGATAACGCGACTGTGGTGCCATTTGACGTCGCTGACCTTGCCTGTGTTCACGTCGGAAACGACCGAGTAGTATTCTGGCAGACCTGCGTTCATGCCTTCTTGGATCATGTTGGTGACATCGGGCTGCAGCGACCAACGATCGTACACCTTCAATCCTTTGAACTGGTTCTTGCCGATCGTGTCGATGTTTAGCGGAGTGCTTGTGTCTTGTCCGTCCACAACAATGCACGCCAAAGCGCCACCATACAGGCGACCCCACTTGATTGCTTCGAGCAGCGATTGCCAAATGCCCATACGCGTGAGCATCTGTTGCATGATTTGAATCTGGTCTGGTTCTTGTGTACTGTGAATGTTGATGCCGGCTCGCGTCATGTCCTCAGCGACTGAATCCACAGCCGCGCCGACAATCCAGCTGCCGCGATACATCGCTTCCAAAGTCATTCTGTTGCGAGTCAGCAGATTGAAGGTGTATGTTCCTTCAGACAATACGTTCTGGGCGCCAAGACCCATCCGCGCTGTCAGGTTGGCGAATCCGTCTTTTGTCGTTGCCACCGCATTGCTGCGGTTGTGCTTGCGTCGTTGATTGTTGTTCATATCATTCTTTCCCATAAGTTGGTTGCTGTGTTGGAAGCAAGCAGGTCATTGATCGCGTCGATCATCGGATCCACTTGGTCGTCGTGGGCGTGTGTGTCATCGGCAGAGAAAGATTCACATTCGCTGACAAAGTCGCTCACAAATGGCGCATCTTGTGGTAATGATACCTG